GCAAGTACCCGGCGGAGTTATACGGGGCATAGGTCGTGCTCCCTATTGCGGAAGTGATGTTCGCCTTGCTGATAGAATGGGTGTGAGTGCCGTAAGCCGTGACAATCCCATACTTGTTCAGAGTGACGTATGGAATGGTAATCGAGAGACCGGAAGTCGCTGATGATGTTCCTGCCGTGCCTGCCGTGATGGATGCCGTAGAGAAGGAACCACCGAGGGCTGTGGACGTGCCGTTGATGGTTATGGCGGAATTGGCGAGCTTGCCGTTGGCTATCGACCCAGCAAGCATGGCATTGGTTATCTTGCCGTCGGCTATTGATGTAGTGATAGCCGTAGTGCCGGAACCAGACACAACCCCGGAGAGGGTTATCGTCTCGTTCCCGGTAAGGAAGTCCTTTCCATTAATCCATGTCTCCAAGTCGCTTATCTTGGATGTGGTCAGCGAAGGGATATCTGATGCCGTCAAGGCACGGCGGGTCAAGGTCAGGTAGTTGGTGCTTCCCGTTTTAGACCATGCAGCCGAAGTGACAAAACCGCTGTCCCCGTTATAAGCTATGGTAGGCAAGTGGTGATAGTCTATCTGCAAGCCATAGCCAGTGACCCCTGATTCGTTTATCTGGAGATTTGTCCACATCGCGCTGAGGTCGATGCCACCGCCGCCCCCGCCGCCGGTGTCGGATGCGCCGAAAGCGGAAACGAAGGAGTCTGAATACAGGCCGATGTTCGTGTGGATGGCATAGACAGGATTCGCGGTCGTACCCACATTCACCACTTCCAGGTACGCCCCCTGGGGGAGGTTAAGCTTGCCGGACAGCGTGGCGTTCCCGATGCCGGTCAGATCCTGGTCCTCCGTAGGCGAAGGCTGAACGCGTGTCGTACCTATGTAGGCCTCAGTGAGCGCCGGCACGCCGGTCCCGGGAGCGACGTAGCCGGCTCCTGCCGAGCTGGACCCGCCGGATCCACCGGACCCACTGCTCGAGCCATGTCCCAAGTTGTCTCCGGTGACGATGGTCTCCGACGTCACGGTAATGGTAGCCGCCGGCAGAGTGAGGGCCGAGAAGTCCACACCGCCCGTGATGAGGTTCCAGTCCCATGTCTCGATGACATACCTCAGACCGCCCATCGACATGAAGAGAGGGAGGTCCGTCCGCTCCTGCCCGTAGAACACGCCCTCCGCCTTCAGACGGGGAGCGGCGATGGACAGGGCATAGTCCCTGGAAAGGAGGGAGATGTAATCCTGCCCCTCGAAGGCCGAGGTGTGCACGGCCCCGAGAAGGGACCCCGAGCCGTCGAGGAGGGAATTGGATATGAAGTATTTCTCCAGGGCGACATCCGTCAGACCGGACACTATCAGGTTGACGTCCGACGCAGCGCCCCTCGCGTTGTTGTTGATGGCAATCGTATCCATCAGTGAGGTGAACTGATCGTCGTAGGAGATCCAGACGCCGAAGAAGTACACGGAAGGCAGGTACCTGGTAGGCCGGTAGGAGGTTGCTATGGTGTTCGACGTCAGTGTTACCTCAATCTTTGTCAAGGCTGTGATATCGTTACAATCAGGGAACGGTATGGACGTGACCTCTCCGGATTTCGATGCAGACACATCACCCCTGCCCGCATAGTAAAGCTTGTCTCCCGGCGTAATCTTGATCGACGCAGACGATGACTGCCACGCATACCCCGCCGCCGCATCAGTGTTCTCCACAAGGTAACGGGTCACCCCGTTGCCCTGGACCTTCACAACTATATCGTAATAAACCTTGTTAGACCTGTTCTTCCGCAAGGCCTCGATATTCAGCACCAGCGGATACCTGGACGTCGTGGAAGAATCATTGAGGTTGATGCCATCAGCAGCAGCAAAGGTGGCTGTCAGGGTGCCGGTAGCATTACCGGTGGAAGGATTGGTTATCGATGCCGTTCCGTACCTGTTCCACAGCTCCGGACAGACCAACGATATGGCCTTCTTTGCGGGCTCTACGGTCAGGTCGACGTGGTTCTCCGGCCAGAGCCCACCGGCATACGCGGACCCCAGGGACCGTATCGGCATGCCCGCCGACTGACCTGCGGGGACGACCGCACCTCCGCTGATGGAAGGCACGACATCCGTTTCCCTCAACACCACCCAGGACCCGCCGTGCTGGAAAAGGACGGCATGGAAGGAGGCGAGCAGCTGGTCGAGGACGTCATAGTAGGACTTGCCGGAGAGCTCATCCAGGTCGATGGTCACGGTCGAGAAGAAGGCCCGTGCGCTGATGGATCCCGTCGCAAGGGTGGAGATGTACTTCACCCCCATCGACAGCCCTGTCTGAGCCAGCAGGGTGTTCAGCAGCTGCGCGAAGGTCAGCCGGCCCACTCCCACCCATTCGGTAAGCTTCAACTCCCCGAGGTTGTCGCTTGCGGTGACCTTGACGTCATAGGGAGGTGCGATGAACGGCTCTGAGTAGAGTTCCGGGGTGACATACCCGGTCCAGATGCAGACGCTTTCCGCATAGACCAGGACTTTGAACTCGAAGGGATCCGTGGTGTAAAGCTCGGCGAACTCCTCATCCACCCGGCACTCAGCCGTGAGTTCCAGGGACGTACCGCATATATTCCCGTTACGGTCCCTCCGGAGAGACACCGACGACGCACCTATGGCACGGGGAAGGATATCACCCGTGTACCCCGCCTGGCAGATGTCTATCCGCCAGTCACCACCGCCTTCATCGTTCCAGCGGAACCTGTATTTGACACCGTATTCAGCCATTATGTAACGTTCTTTTTCCTGTTGTTTTCACCCGACAAAACCGCTTCCAGGACGGAGCCGTTTGCCCGGAGCGTTCCCACCACCTCGACCTGCATATTCCTGGAATATACTGACTCGGCACCCGCGGAAGAGTAGCCGCTGGAAGCGACGCTCGATGACGAGTATCCGCCGGCCTTCCCACCACCCATGCTCGCAGAGATGGACGACAAGGCAGCACCGATGGCCACCAATGCAGCACCGGCGGCGATGGCGACACCGGCGGAAGCCGGGTTCATCGAATTTATTGACTGGATCAAGGCGGTCTTCGCAAGACCGAAAGCCATCAAGGCGGCACCGAATTTCTTGGCGAAACCGCCCAGCATCTTCAAAAATCCGGAGAAGAGGGAATCGATACCACCGCCGTTGATCAACCCCCCAACGGTGCTACCGATGATATCCGCTATCTCAACAAACGCCGAAGTCATGGAGTCCTGGAGAGACTGAAGGACATTATTCCACTCGGTCTGGTCGACTACCGGCTTGACCGGTACATAGATGGACGTGTTATCCTTGGCCTGGTTATTCGCGCCGCTGAGCGAATTGCTCACGCTCAGGTCGATGTTCGCAAGACCATTCTCAGCGACCTGTTCCCAAACATAATTATCTGACATCTGGGAGAGCTTGGCCATCTGCTCACCCTGTTTGCGCATTGCGGCAAGTGCAGCCTCTTCAGCCTTCGCCTTGGCAGCAGACGAATTGGCTATGTTCTTACCGATACGGTCCAGACTCTTCAAGTCTTCCGCCTGCTTCCTCCGGACATCATACACGGCCATCTCCGCCGCAACAACAGAATCATTCTCCTCCGGCGTGGACTCAGTCAAGCCGACAAGCGAGCGCACATTCTGCTCCCTTTTCCGATAAAGGGTCTCCTGCTCCTTAGCCAGCTGCTTTGTGAGCTCGACCGCCTTAGCCAAAGCATCGGAACGCTCTTTCTCAGAAAGGGTGTAATCCATGGCATCCTTTCGCGCCTCAGCAATTTCCGAAGCCATCCTGTGCCACTCTCCCTGGGATGCTGCGATGGCTCTTTCCGCATCATTGATGCGCCGGGCAAAAATCGCGGCCTGGTCACCAAACATAGCCGCCTCCCGGGTATCAATCTTCGCCTGTTTCCAGGCATCACCGATACTTGCCCCCTCAATCATGTTGAAGATGGCACCCTTGAACTGAGCGACGCCTTCAACCCACCAATTCCCCAGATCAGTCATCAGGCGGGCGGAAGCCTCCGCCGTCTCCTGATGCATATCCAGCATGGCCTGCTTGACAGTCGAGCGGAACGCATCAGCCTCGACCTGCAAATTCCGACCGACCTCCAGTGTTTTGAAATTGTTCGCTGCCTCCGTAAGTTGCTTGAAGGCGATGACGGCACCGGCTATTCCAAGACCACCTATTGCAGTCGCCAGACTACCCATGCCTGCAACCAGTTTCGAGATGGCGGTCCCGCCCTCACGTCCCAGTTGGTTGATCTGCTGGATAGCCCCGCCAATATTCTGAGTGAGACTCGCAAGCTGATCACCCGGGAGACCGAAGGCATCCATCAGTTTCCCGGCCATCCCGCTCACGCTTTTCTCGAAGCCGGCAAGACCACTCTTGGCCTTGTTCATACCGGCGGTGAAGGGACTGGTATCAGCCCCTACGACAACCTTCAGATTAGGATTACTTGCCATTTCTTCATCTATCTAAATCCGACCTTCGTCAGCAGTTCCAGGGCTTTTTCAGTCCGCTGCTCGTCGGAGAGTTTATCAAGTTCCTGTACTATCCTCTCATCATCACCGACCCTCTCTTCGTCCCATGGCATAGGCCAGAACTTAGCGGGATCAAGGATCTGAGAGCCTTTCTTCAGTTGCAAATTGAAAAGACGCAGAGCCGCGCCCCTGATGAGTTCCCCCATGTGACGGCGGTCTGCGTCTTTCTCTTCCCTGTACGCCTTCAGTGCCTCCCAAAACTCCCCGACACGCATCCCGTAGAACTCGTCCGGGGAGAGGTGCAGCAAGGCATAAGCCCAGCCTCTGACATCACCAATCGTGGGAGCCTCAATCTCTACTGCTCCTTCTTTTTTTTTGCTTTTCCGGGAGTAGCCTTGACAGCGGTCTGTTTCGCATAGATCTGGATGAACTGAGTCATCTCTTCGATGCCGCAGATAGCGCCCAAGTCAAGCCCGGTATAGTGGGTGTCACGTCCTTCAAGGCGTTCACCCTCGTTGACACATGCCGCCATGAGGTCGGCGATGTCCGACGGCTTGAGGTCCTGAAGCGTAGTCAACGCACCCAGGCTGTCGCTTCCTTTCTCCCGAAGGAAAGCCACCATGGAGTTCCAGTTGGACTCCACCCGGACCTCACGTCCATCGATAACAATGAAATCCTTCTCCATAGACTATGACTGAAGGGTCAGACCACCGGTGACACGGAAATCAATCGTGTAGGTGGCGTTGTCTTCGGAATTGGAGGATTCCGTGTAGTTCGTGATGATGGCATTGCCACCATAGGTAGCTCCGCCTGCGACGGAGTACACGATAGGAACGACGGCTGCCGCATCCTTCAACAGCGCAAGAGCGATGATGGCATCCCTGTCCAGCTTCGTGGTCGTAGAGTCTCCCACGACGATGATGCCGGAGCAGGAGAAGGTGACGTCATGTCCGGAGACTACGACCTGGGTCTCGCCCTGATCGTCCTTCGTCAAGCTCTCCTTGACATTAGCTGCGATGGTAAGGTCATCCTGGGTCCTGCCACAGAATGTCTTCCCGTTTGCCTTGAAAGCGATATTATAACCAAGTACCATGTTATCTGTGATTTTGAAGTTAATCAATGTTCTGTCGGACATTCCATTCAAGAGTGATGTCCCACACTCCGTCAACGCAATCCTTCCTCATCGATGCCGGCTTGGCCGACATTCCTGAAAGGTTCATCTCCTCAGCAACGGCATCCGCCACGTCACCGGCCTTTGTCTCCGCCTCGTTGAAATCCTTCGAGTAGATATCCGCCGTGAGGACTGCATCGTAACCGTACACCCCGTCTTTCGTAACGAGGGGAGTGACATCGGCGTCGTAGGTAAGGTATGGATACTCCTCAGTCTCAGCCTCGGCAAGGTATGTAGGGATGATCCCTTCACATGCCGACGCGAACGCCTGGAATATTATCACATCATTTACCATAGCAGTCTTCTACGTGTTTTTCCAGATAATCATTGAAGGCATCAACGAACTTCGCCTCATATCCTTCCGTTGCCCGCTCGAAAAAATTGTTTGCCGGCTGACCGACATTGTTTCGCCTGCGCTTAGAAACCGCCTGGTTCCGACCCCGGATCTTCGTCTTGAACTCATGACTGGGATCTCGCTTAGTCAGGGTTCCATAGTTTTTCCAATACGCCTTGAACCAATCGTCGACGGGTTCCTGTCCCTTTGGCTGGTGCCCTGTCTGCTGATGCTTATTGTAATAGCCTACCAGACTATACAGCTTACCAGACGCTTTCGCCAGCTTGTAATTCGTCAGCCTCCGGAAACGGAGCGGTGTCTTGCTCTTGATGTGCGTAGTAGCAGCCTTACTACCGGCTTTCAACGCACCACGGCATACCTTCACCATTTCCTTGGGAGCCTGGTCGAAAAACCGCAGGCAGTCATCAAGCCCCTCGATAGTGATATTATCAGCCATCGATAGACTGGATTGTCAGGTTGCAGACCGGGGACAGGCGGGATATCGGGTCGATGGCAGTGATGCCCCAGGGCTTCCCCTCAAGCACCACCCTCCACCTGGTATCCAACGCCGGGACCTTGTAGATAAGAAGAGTCGCGGTATGACCGGCTTCGAGGTTCCCGTCACCCACCTGCTCATCTACATTCCTCTCCACGCGGGCCCACACATCACGGTAATCGGTGAACGAAAACTGCTTCTGCCCCTGAGAGCCGCGAGTCATCACACAGCTCTGCAAGGTCACAAGCGTATCCATTTCGCCAATCAACGGTGCCGGCATACTATTCCTCCCCCCAAGTTCTATAAGGTCGAAGCAAGATGCTGCTGGCCTTGGGCAGGGTCTCCACACTGTCAAGGGGCTGGGAGAAGAGGGAGGATCCGATCAGGAACACCGCATTGAGCACATCGGCAGGGATGGACTCCCAGCCGGCAGTGTAAGTGACCGTGACCTCCTGGTTCTCGAAGGACCCGGGGACAGTGACGCAGTTCCCGTCCAAGGTGCAGCTGTCCGTGACATCATCCGCGCCCACGATAACGGAGTCCAGCGCAATCACCGGACCCCGCAATCTGAGCACAATGGAATCAACAGAAGTGTATTTCCCCTCAACTGTCACCTGGGAAACGGGTATGACCCGACCTATCACATGCTCGGCAGACTTGAAGGCAGCGTCAAGGATCTGAGTGAGGTCAGAATCCATGTCGTCACCGGTCAGACGGAGGTGATTCTTGAAGGCGGACAGATAGCCCGCCATCACGGTTGCATCAGGTATGATCGTTTCCCTCATGACGGTCAGAGTTAATTAGGGATGACCAGCTTGGAGAAGGACTTGGCGAGAGCCACCTTCGCGTCAGCGTAGTAGAACAGGCTGAGCTTGATCTCTCCGGTGTCGTCGAGGCTGTAAGGATTGACTACGACGTCAATACCGCCCCAGTTGCCGAGGAAGAGGTCAGCGAAGTTACCGAACACGGGAGTCTTGGCGGCGAACTGGTTGCTGTAATCAGCCTTGTAGCCGTTGATGGTGTTGTCCCTGTCGAGGATGAATCCACCTGCGCCGGAAGCATCCTTCACGGTCGTCTTGGCAGCGCCCCACTGAGCGGTAGGGAGGACGTAACCCATCCTGCCACGGTTGGCGTTGGCGGTGTTGATGGCGGTCTCCATGGCTACGACAGTCGCCCAGCTGAAAGCGGTGCCAGCCGAAGTAGCGGCAGCGACGATAGCCGCAAGAGCCTCCTTGTCAAGGCAGGCGGCAGCGGCGTCGGAGAGACGGTCGATGAGGATCCTGTCCACATCGAGGGAGGTCTGCTTCATGAGGTCACGGGTGGTGACCATGGAAGCACGGCAGCCACGAGGGGTGAGGGTGACCTTGCCGACAACAGCCTTCTTGACAGGAGCAGAGGTAGCGCCCTCGGCGAGGAAGGAAGCGGTGATGCCACCTACGGAAGGGAGGTCGACGTTGCCGACGAGACCGTTCAGGACGGTGGCGCCCATGCCGGCGACGACAAGCTTCTGCTTGACGTCCTCGACATAGCGCTGGGTGGTGATGACGAGGTTCCCGCCATCAGCAGCCACGCCAGCGTTCTGACCGGAAGCATCCCTGGAAAGGGCGATGGAAGGGATGACGAAACCGTTCTGACGAAGGCCGAGACGGGAATACTCAGCCTCACCGATGGCGGCATAATCAGCCTCGATGCCGTCCATCCTTCCGTTCATGACGCCCTGGATGAAGCGAAGCAGGGAGAACATGTGTCCCTTCTTTGCCTCGCCTTCCATCTTGCGGCGGGCATCCTCCTGTTCCTTGCGTTCCGCGATCTCCGCCTGACGGAGTTCCGCAGATACGGCATCGTAGCGGTCAAGAGCCTCCTGGAGGTCCTTGCCGTTCTCGGCAGCGTTCAGGGAAGCAATCTTAGCCTCCAGCTCTGCCGATTCTTTGCGAATTTCTGTAATTTTGCGCATAGTGTTAAGATTTAGTTATTTGCAGAGCTGAAACCCTGCGATTGTTAGTGATTGTCTTTTCCTGAGCTCAAGGGCCTCTATCTCCGCGGTCCTGTCCTCTTCAGGCTCTTTCCCGACCTCGGGATCTACCTCAGGCGTTTCCGCCTCCAGGGCCGCCTTGCGCTCCTCGGCCAGCCTGTCCTCCTCGGGCTGCATGGCGTTCTTCAGAGCATTGGGATTCGCCGGTACGTTGACGACGCTGACCTCCATGAGTTCGCATTTGGTGTAGTAGTAAGTCTCGTTCTTCTTGCCCGGGCCTTCCTCACCGACTCCCCAACGGCCCTCCAGGGGAACGAACCCGACACTGACGGCATTGAGGGTGCCGAACTCAAGCTTCTTCCAGATCTTGTCGGCCATGGGGTTCATGTCCGCAGGCTCGAACTCGACGTCGATCATCAGACGTCCGTCGGACAGGTAAGCATGGGCCTTGCCGATCACACTGTCCGGATTGCCGGAGAACTGCAACTCATGCTGGTAGCCGATGACGGGGTTCTTGTTGAACCGGTCCAGCTGCCATCCTTCAGGAACGAGCACGGTATGATAAGAATCGCGGGTTGCGTCCGATGCCACGAATGACATCCGACGCTCCCCGGTCTTCTCCCCGGACTGACTTGTGCGAATGAATATTTCTGCCATAGGTTAAATGTTATCGTTGTTATCCTCACCGACCATTCCCTCGTTCTGGGGATACAGGAAGGTGTCAAGGCCTTCCTTCTTCTCGAACCCTTCCATCTCACGGGCCTCGTTCCTGGTAAGCCACCCGTCGAGCACTGCCTGATGGTAGTAGGCGGTACGAGCAGCGGTATCACCACGGAGCAGTCCGTCGAGGATGAACTTGACATCGGCGTCAGACCGACTGAAGAGCTTCGTCTCCAGCTCGACCTCCAGTCTCTTCACAATCGGACGGAGGGTGTACTGAACGAACTGTATGGTCTGGTGTTCTATGTTGCTGAATGTGGAATGGGACATCTCCGCGAGCATGTGCGGCGGGATGTTGAGCATCCGGGCCACGTCATCGATGGAGAAAACCTCAGAATCGATGAGCGCTGCGGTCACGGGGTCAACGCCAAGTTGCTTGTACTTAACGCCATACTCAAGGAGAGGGACACCGCCGGTGCCGGCGCTCTGGACCCTCTTGACAAACTTCGCATACACGTCCTCACCCATGGAGTTCTCCATCTCCATGACAGCCCGCTTGTCACCGCCCTTGGCGAAATAATTGGCGATGTACTTCTCCAGGGCCAGCCCCTTGTTAAGAGCGATGGCGTTATAGATGACCGGGTTGATACCGACGATCCCGTCGAGGGTGAACTGCATGAAGTGCAGCATCCGGTAATCCGGCCACTCTCCGTTCAGGAAAGCAAAATCAGAATCCGGGTGCTGGATCTTATACCACTTATGCCCATTGACTATCGACACCGTCACGTAGTCGGGATGAACCTGATGCAGCTCTATCCTGTTATGGTCATAATCAT